GGTTGGATTTGTTGAGAGTAATGGCCTGGGCGAAGATACTGGCAGAACAGTAAGAAGCGGTTACTGCACATACCCGGTAGTGAAACTGAATGTTGAGAAAATCGGCGAATATTTGGAGGTGGCGTAATGGAAAGAGTGTATTTCAGCATCAATGAGACCGGAGCAAAGACGGCAAACGATATGATGTCATTCAGCGAGTATAAGACCGGGAGCAAGACTGCTGGTTACAAGGCGCAGGTCGATAAGGCATACGAGCTGGCAGAGAAGGTAATCGAGGCAAGACCAACCGAAGAGGAAAGAGTGTCGAAGCTCTGCGAGAGATATTCGAGACGACTGGCTCAGAACATCAACAAGGATATTCAGATCGGCATGATGTGTCCGTCGGTAATGATTTCCGGAGCAGGAAACTTCCCGGTCAAAAAGAACGCAATCGAGAAGCTGCAGGATAAGGTTGACGGATTGAGAGAGGACCAGGAGAGAATGAAGCAGGCCAACAAAGCAATCCGCATGAAGGACAAAGAAAAGGGCGATGCAATGCTGCACGACATGGGATATACGGACGAGCAGATCGCCCAGCTGAGAGAACCGGACTTCTGCGGAAGAATCGGTTTTCCGGACTATATGCTGGCGAATAACAATGCCAATATCCGAAGATTGGAAGGGAGAATTAAGAGCCTGCAGAAAACAAAGTCCCAGGGAACGCAGGAGAGCGAGAATAAGTTTTTTAAGGTCAAGGAGAACGTGGAGGCTATGAGAATCCAGCTGTTCTTTGAAGGAAAGCCGGAACCGGAGGTAAGAGATATTTTAAAAAGCAATGGGTTCAGATGGGCGCCGTCGGTAGGTGCATGGCAGAGACAGCTCAACAATAACGGAAAATATGCGGTAGAGAGAGTTATCAGAGAGCTGGAAGAAATGGAGGCGGCAGAGTGAACATGAAGTTAGAACCGAGAAAGGCTACAGACCGAGGCGGCTGGTTGTGTATGCCACTGGTAATGAACAGACCGGAGGGAAAGCCTGGTTGGAAAAAGGTACATTGCCCGGAATGCGGGACGCTCTGCTGGCAGAGACCGGAGGATGCAGGAGTTATTAAGGCATCACACCTTGACGGTGCGGTATGTACCAAGTGTGCATTAAGAAAGGCGGGTGACACAGTATGACACTGGAAGAGGCAAGCAAAGGAGTAGTCACATCCGGAGGAGGAACCTACAACATTGGTTTCAACGGTGGAGACGAGACGCAGTTTGACGTTCAGAATCTCGAAGAACTGCAGGAGTGCTGGTCGGAGTTCTGCAAGGAAGAACAGGTTGATCCCGGATGCGTGGACTACGTGGAAAGGGTGAGTTAGTGGAAGTTCTGACAAGAGCCATAGCAAATGAATACAGAGACAGAGTGTTGCTCCTGCCGCCAAACGGACTGCAAGACATTGGAGAAAGAAGAAAGTTGCGGGAAGAACTGCAGGTCCGGTGTAATCTGACAGAGTTGCAGGCGGTGAATATCATAAATGGTTATCACATCCCGGACTATGTGAGAATCGCAGAAGTAAGAGCAGCAAAGGAGGCGGAAGAACATGAAAATTGAAAAAGAAGGATTTGTGTTACACCTTGAAGGAACCTGGTGCGAAATCTCGAATAAATACGGCGTACTGGAAAGCGAAGATGTGGCTGTAAATGAAGAGGATATTCCTGCAGGGTTTGCAGAAAAGAAACTGGAACGCTTTATCGAAACGCACAAGATCAAGGAATATGGAAAGGTTGACGGATGCGTAAAGAGAGTTGCGTGCGACGAAAGAACGAAGGAGTACATTCAGTTGCAGGCAGTAAAGCTGGACGATGATACATACATGGTGCAGGAGTTTGATAATGAGCTGGTATTTATGGGCGAGTTATGGAGCGGATGCAAATATCCGGATGAAGTGCTTGACTGGATGAAGAGCAACTATGAGATTGAGAGCTGTCTGACCGCAGAGGTGTATCGTAGCAGTTTGAGAGATTGCACGAATAACGGCATATCTTCTTACGCAAGAGAGTTGTATATCCTGGACACACAGAAAGGTCCTTTTGAGCCGGACGACATCAGACAGTGTGTGTATATCGAAAAGCGTGAGATTATGGGGCGGGAGTATGTTAACTGCAAGCCTGCATACTGCAGAAAGCATTGGTACATGATGGGCGGCAATTTCCTCTATACATCAGACAGCAGATTTAAGGATATTACAGGGATCAGCTACCCGATAGCAATTCACGATAGATACGAAGGGAGGTAGGCAATATGGTTATTGTTGGGTATTATGCTCACGGCAACAAGCATTACGTGGCATTCAATGAGAATGAGGAACGCCCGGACAGATTTATGATTACGGACGGATTTCACGACAGACAGGTAAATGAGCGGAATGCAGGCAAGTACAAGGGGTATGCCAAGATCGAGAAGTCCCAGTACGATTTGAAGAAAATTATCGGACGCATCCGTGGCACAAGACCGTGGCATCCGTTACTGAAAGTGCTTCAAAAAGAAGTAGGGTAAATTTTTTTACCTATAAAACTCGCAAATACGAAAATTAGGGATTGGAGAATACGCATTTAGGAGGATAAGACATGGAAGCTAAAGAAATTGTGAATATTGGATTGGAACATATACACCCACATCCGGATAACCCGAGAAAAGACCTGGGAGATTTGACCGAACTGGCAGAATCCATCAAGAAGAATGGAATCCTGCAGAACTTGACAGTCATTCCGAAAGAAGGAGAGCCGGGGGAGTACATTGCAATTATCGGCCACAGAAGAAGTGCGGCGGCAAAGCTGGCAGGAATTACAGAAGCACCTTGCAGAATTGTGGGGGGAATGACTCATAAAGAGCAGGTATCGACAATGCTGGAAGAAAATATGCAGCGTGGCGATTTGACAATTTGGGAACAGGCACAGGGATTTCAGATGATGCTTGACCTGGGAGAGACAGAGGACACGATTGCAGAAAAGACCGGTTTTAGTAAGAAAACCATTAGACACCGCTTAAACATTGCGAAGCTGGACTCCAAGACATTGATGGAGAAGGAACGACAGGACGGCTACCAGCTGACACTTACGGATATGTACGAGCTGGAAAAGATTAAGGACATCAAGACAAGGAATAAGATTTTGAAGGAGTCTACAGATTCCCGAGACCTGGCAAGACGTGCAATCAATGCTCAGAATGAGCAGAAGCGCCAGGAGAATATGAAACTCTACGTGGCAATAATGAAGAAGCTGGGGTTGAAGAAAGCACCGAAGGAAGCGGACAGTGAGTTTTACACAGATAAGTGGGAACGCGTGGAGAGCTACAGCCTGGATAAAGAACCGCCTAAGACAATGAAGCTCAAGGATAATGGGGAACCGATGTTTTACCTGGAAAGATACGGAACTCTGTATGCAATCCGCAAAGCGAAGAAGGTTAAGAAGGTACTTACTCCGGAAGAGGAAGCCAAAAAGCAGAATATGCGAAATAAGAAGCAGATTAAGGCTATTCTGAAAGAAGCAGCCGATACGAGGAAGGTATTCATCGAAGGTATTTTATCCGGAAGAATAAAAAAGGTCACAGACGAAAAGCAGGTTGAAGCGGACCTTTTCGAGCAGATGATGGATTGGGAGACCTTCACAGGCCATAACAAGCTGATTCAGTTTTTTACCGGGTGCGAGGTTTACAATGCATCGAATGAAGAAATAGAAGCAGCACGTAAGAAAATGCAGGGGCTTAGCGTATTGCAGAAACTTCTCTGCATGGTATCAGCAATGGTTGCTGATGCAGATTTAGTTGAGTGGAATTATACATACAACACGGTCAGAGGCAAGAAGGTAAAGGCGTTCTACGGAACACTAGAGCAGTACGGCTTCCAGTTCCCTAACGACGAAGAGAAAAGCGTGGTCGAAGGAACAAGTGACTTGTATGTGAAGAAGGAGTGTTAGCGATGCAGAAATGTGAGGGATTTATAAAAGACGCCGATTGCACCAAAGATACGCCGCTTATGTATGGAGAACTGGATATACCGATATACGGTACTGGCAAAAGGATAGTTCCGAGAGTTGAAGGCAGGAGAGACTCTTCCCACTTCGAGAAGATTTTCCTGCCGGAACTGCTACCGCTTGAGGAGTACGACCTGGTTGCAATCCTTCTTTCCGGAGGAAAAGATAGCATAGCCTGCTATTACAAGCTGTTGGAACTCGGAGTACCAAAAGAACGGATGGAGTTTTGGCACCACGACATTGACGGTGGCAACCCGGAGAGAAGAATGGACTGGAAATGCACACAGAATTATGTGAGTTCATTTGCAGAAGCAGAAGGAGTAAAGCTGAGGCTTTCGTGGAGGGTTAATGGATTTTTCGGGGAACTGTATAGAATCGGTGCAAGCGAACCGGTTGAATGGCTTGATCCGGATACCGGAGAAGTAAGGCAGTGTCGATTGTCGAGAAATTATTTGCAATGTCTGGAAATTAAAGAAAAAGCCACGGAAGATATGGAAGCAGAACTGAAAAAGCTGGGGTATAGAATGAAATTTCCTGCAAAAACAGGAGATTTGAGCAGGAGATGGTGCAGCGCATATCTGAAAATTATGGTTGCAGACACGGTAATGTCAAATCTTAGCCGATTGCAGGAGTTAGAACAGCTTGGAGGGGAGAGACATAAATTTCCGGCAAAAGGCGGTACCCACCAGGGACGTTGGTGCAGCGGAAATCTAAAGGCGGCAGTCCAGGACAGTGTAACATCGAACCTGGAACAGACAAAGGAAAATGTAAAGATTTTAGTTGTTTCCGGAGAACGACGAGGCGAGTCAAAAGGACGCTCAAAGTATAACGAAATAGAAATACATAGAACAAATGCACCGGCAAAAGCACATAGAATAGTGCATCAATGGCGGCCAGTGATCGACTATTCAGAAAGAGACATATGGGAAGTTCTAAAGAGACACAACGTCAATCCGCATCCTTGCTACAGAGCGGGATGGAATAGATGCAGCTGTGCGATGTGCATATTCTCCACTCCGAAACTGTTTGCAGGAATAAAAGAGATATATCCGGAAGAGTTTGAGGCGTTGAAGAGAGACGAAGAGATACTTGGCTTCACGCTGGATAATAAATGCGATTTAGAAACATTCGTCGGAGATGCGGAGTCATGTGTATATAACGGAGATTTCGAGGCATTGAGGAGCTTGATTACCGGAGAATTTACAATCGATGATGTGTATGTGAAGGGACGATGGATGTATCCGGCGGGAGCATTTCATGGAGCGGAAGGAGGACCGTGTTAGGATGAAAAAGAATAAAGGAATCGTAGAGGTTGATATACCGTATTCGTGCAGGACGTGCGGTTATTGCGTAAAGATACAAGGAACAGACGAAAGAATATGTATGCTGTTAAAACCGACCGGAAAGTATTGCGGAGTAACCGTTGCGTACAAGATCGGAGAAACGGCCTATATATGCCCGATAATCAAATGATAGAGGAACTAAGATATGATATTGAACAGAAAATGTAATGCTTGCAAAGAACCCACCAAATATGCGGCGGGATTCTTTGACGGACCAAAGGGCAGGCGTGGATGCCTGCTTGATTGCAAAAATGAGCAGTGCGAGGTTTATCAAGTGAAGAGATTTGCAGAGTCAGAGGCGGTTAAGGAAAGAATTAAGATTCAGAACTTGAACAGTCAGAAGGGAATGTATGCAGGCTATATTGCAGCGCTGAGGAAAGATGCCAAAATAACAATGATGAAAATGTCACAGATTGCTGGATGCGGTCCGGCAGAGTACAGTTCCTACGAGCATGAACGGAAAGAGTTCGATCCGGAAATATACCGGAAATGCGAAAAATATCTGAAAAAGAAGGAAGGTGGAGGGCGATGTTGACGCTGCCAATAAAAAAGAAGTGGTTTGATATGATCGTCTCCGGAGAAAAGAAAGAGGAGTACAGAGAAATCAAGTCATATTACGACAACCGGTTTATGAATGCGTTCGGTTTTCTCCT